TAGCCACTTCCTTTCTTTATTTTCTTACTCCGTAAGTCTAGCAGAAAAATCTCACAAAGTCAAAACGACACGCCGTAAGTCTCAAAATATGGGACGATTTTCTATGTGATCTTAACCACATCCGACACGCCCGAACGGGGCGGCCTTTTTTAGTCAAACTTATTTTTATGTTTTATTTTTCTAGTATATTTTTTTTTATTTGGTATTGCAGTCGCAGCATTACTACGACGCAATTCTTGAATGCGAATAATTTTATTTTTTATTTCTTTTAGCATTTTATTTCTCCATTACTGATTTGATAATTTGCAATTGTTTTTCTGTGAGAAGTGCAGAAGCACTACCCCAAAGTCCAACGTATGATAAATTATTACCATACTTTTTATCTGCTAATTCTTTTATTTCTTTTAGCAAAGAATTTTGTTTATCAGTATTCATTATTTAAGTCCTTTCGTTCTTTTAATTACTCGCTTGTGATTACAAACTGAGCAGATAAGGTGGAAAGTATTTTTATACCAACGCTCTTTCCAAAATAGCGAATTACATTTAGGACAATTCATTAGTTAGACACATACCAATCTGTCCAACGAGGGAACTGTTCAGGGTCACTATCATAGTAGTAACGCTCAATGTTATTTTCACATTCCTCGCAGAATGTAAACTGATTATCTCCTACCTCAGAGATAGCAGACTTATTAGGAATGTGTGTTTTACACACTTGGATTATTACATTTGAATTCATTTGAATTCCTTTCTAGTTCAGAAACCTTTTCTGACTTTCTTTATACTAGAAGTATAACAGGTACCACTGACATTTTTGGTACCACAAAACGGACATTTGGTACATAAGCCACTGTGAGATAGCCCACATTTTTACCTGTGCATAACCCTGTGGACGACACGCCCGAACGGGGCGGGTAGTGTCCGATATGTCCGATTTTATTGTGGTCTAAATCACACACGACACGCCGAGATAGGACTTGACTTTTGGAGGGTAGTGTGATAGGATACTCCTATAACAATTAAATAGAGATAGATAAGGTCAATGAGCCTAGCAAATAAGACGAACAGATGTTCGGATGAGCCTAGCGAATAAGTGACCTAAATCACACAGAATAGACGGCGTGTCCTCTTGACTTTTCAAGAAATCTATGCTAGTATTACTACTATAAAATTAAATAAGAAATCCTAGGTGAGCCCCTACTAAGTAGGGCAAATAAACTAGGTCAAGGAAAAGATTAGAAAGTCTAATCGCATTAAAAGAAAGGTTCATTAAATGAACACTATATATAACGAAATCTCAGAAGAGTTTGGTTCTTCTGCCCTATCCATTAACAACCCTGTGCCTAAGTGGACACTAACGATTAGCCAATGCGCTAACCTTATTGACCAATACGGTTACGAAAAGGCTACGCTAATTGCTAAGCGTTACGCCTCACTACAAAAGAAAGCAGGTAAGTAATTATGACTATCACTTACGCAATATGGCAGGGTAGCAATCTACTCTCAGTAAATAACATCGCTAATAACATTAAAGATGTTGATAAGGTTATAGCAGAATTAAACGCTAGCGATATTGCTAGCAAGGTTAAGTTCTCTGCTAACATTCAAAAGATAGAGGTAAACAAATGAAAGTAACAATCACTAGCATGCAAGGTAACACTCGCAACATTAGCCTGATGAATAAAGAAGAGGTGCTAGAGTTTATTAGACTCTATCGCTCATCACTCAAAACAAATCAGCGTGTTAAGGTTACATGCGACCTCGTTGGCATTGATGGATATTTACAGGGGACTAATGTATCCTGAAATAGAAAAGCGTAGAGAGTGGCTCGCTAATGGTGGGACTATAGAAAACTATCCACGAGATCACTACGCTGAATAACTAACATAGTGGGCATGCCAAGTGTGTGCTCACTATTTTTTTATGTTTTTATTTTTTAAATTACATATCATACATCTCAACAAAATATTCAGATTTTATGAAAAGTGGTTTTTACAATTTTTTTCAGATTTGCCAGATAACAAGATGTTTACCATTTACCAAGTGGACAATAAGCCTTTTCTAACTGAGTTTTCATTTTCATAAAACATCCACATTTCTTACATGTCTGCGTAAGTGGTTTGAAAGCAGGGCAGGCATGACAAATATCTAATCTCTCTTTAACTAACTCTGCAGAGACTCTAGGAGATCCATTTATCATATCCCAAGGACGAACTTCATCACTCATAATATTTCCAATTTTGTCGGGGAACCAATAAGCGATTCACTAACACTAGTCCATAACTGAGAAGACATAGAGGTATTAATACGTGCTGACATGCCTATAGATTCCATGACATAATTATATCCTCCAGACTTGGTTATAACCTTGTTCCATAGTCCATTATCATATATTAAGGTTTGAGATGGAAATATAAATAAATAATATATCTTTTTCTCATTTTGCGAGGGGACAGAAGACCAATCCTGATCTGACTTTGCAAGACACACATAATAATCAGCACTATTAGATACAACACTGGCTATCATATTATCCAAACCATCATGTTTGCCTAATCTTGATCCAGAAAATGTTAGTGTGTTATTTGCATATACGCCTGATTTGATAGAGAAAGATTCGCCTGTATCCAATGACATGTCTATACTGATACTATGGCTTCTATTGGGCTGCCAATCGTTTATATACCCTGCTTCTGTAAAGGTGTTAGATATCAATTCCTCCAAAAATTCTGATGTGCACGGAAGTCTATAGACACTATGATGTATCTTTAACTTTTCTGTCAAACCAGATGTAAGGGTTTGTTTAATTGCTTCTAGCACACTCCATTATAACCCATATCGGGAATGTAAGCAAACATAGATATTACATCCAGTTAGACATTATTTAAATGCGTAGCATTAGTATTATGTCATATGTTGGTTTGGTATCTCTATTTTCGGCTTTACTAATTCCCGCAAAAATTTAATCTCATACAATGATATAATAATCTTATTATGACTGCATCCGAATGGGCTGGTTTTGTTTTAACTTTACTCTCAATTGGAGCGATTGTACTTAGTGGAATTCGGTGGTATGTGAAAGTTCAAATTAAACCTATCCGCGAAGCCGTAGAGGACATTAGATCCGAAACTAAAACAAACGGCGGAACCTCAATGCGTGACGAAATTAGAGCGATTAAAAAAGAACAAGAAGACGCAAAACAACTTCGCAAAGCAACTAGCGATAAACTAGATCATATGTATGAAGTATTGTTAGATTACGTTGCTCGTTCTAAATAATAAAATGTTTTGATATTGCTACTGTTGCTAAAATACACCATCCAATATTAAAGTAAATAATAGTTGGAAGTGTTTTTACTGTTGATGTAAAAATTAAAGCAAGACTTGAAGCCAATGCAAATAAATAAAACCACCAGAACTGTATACCAAATATCAGACCTGGGAAAATAATCATTAGTTTTGTTGAAAATGCACAAAATTCTATAGTATTTGTCTTTGTCCAATATTTTTTTTCAAATAGCCTTTTGGTTATTTTCCAAATATCTCTATGGGTTATCACTATAATAGTTTTCTTTTAGCCACTGGTACATTGTTGGAGATTTATCTGATTCTTCTTGCCAAATCTTTCTAAATATTTTCCATGTGTCCCATGTTTTTTGACAACGCTCATAGTAATCAATTCCGTGATGGTGTTCCCAGCGCTGTACTGTATCTTTGTTTACTGGAAAATAGTTAAGTCCTGTTGCAATGCAGTGTATGCCACCAAGTGCCTCATGTCTTTGACGATTAAGTTGTATATCAGAAAGATCATGGAAACCAAAAACCTTTGGTGTGTCTAGTTTTATAAAATCTTCGTTAAAAACTTTATTACTAATGTCTTGCCAATATTTTGTATCTTCCCTATTTGAAAGTGCATAATGCTGAGCAACAAATTCTAAAAATGTTAGATACTGAAGATGAGTGCTTACATTGTAGGCATCACGATCCCATTGTGTTATTGTATTGCGACTTAATGTTTTTACTAATTTATCTAAAAATTCATGTACAGTAAAAAGCCCATTAGATTCAAGGGGTTCAATAAATCCCGCTGCAAATCCAATAGCAACAACATTTTTTACAAAAGTGCGTTCGTGTATTCCAGTTCTAAATTTAATTAATTTATACTCAAAAGATTCTACATCACGATCTGTGTCACAAATTGTCATTTTATCTGACAAAAGATGTTCTTTAAATTCTTTTAGCGCTTCTTCTGGAGTTACATATTTATCACTAAATACATATCCAGTTCCAATTCTTTCCCAAGATGGAATATTCCAAACCCATCCATTGTTAATGGCAGTGCAGTTAGTGTAGGGTTCCATTTCTATTTCTTTATCTATATAAGGAATCCTTGTAGCCCAAGCGCTATTATTTGGAAGAATGTCTGAAAAGTCTTTCCATGGCTCTTTTAAAGCGCCTTCAAGAAGCATAGACTTAAAACCTGTACAATCAATAAATAAATCTGCACTAAGTTGTAATCCATCGTTTAAAACAAGAGACTCAATACCATTGTTATTAACTTTTATTGATTCAACTGTTTTTGAAATAACTGTTACTCCACGAGGAATACAATAATTATTTTTTAACCACAAACCAAATTTAGTAGCATCAAAATGATATGCAACATCTCTTTTAAAATTAAAGTTGCCAAGTTTTCCATTTTTATTCCAAGAAAGTTTATTATTTTCTGCCAAAGTTAATGCAGGAAAAAATGTACGAGCATAGTCTGCGACATCTAGATCTGGAAATTTTGCTTTTTTAACATACCAATCATTTAAGCCATTTACCGTGCCATTTAAAAATACATTTCCAAACGGATAATGAAATGATCCAGAATCTTTTTTATAAAAATCTGTAAACTTAATAGACATTTTATATACGGCATCTGTTTCTGGCATAAAGTCTTTTTCATCAATGCCAATCCAATCAGCCCATCCAGTAATTGCACCTAGTGTTGATTCTCCAACACCTACAATTGGATAATCTGGAGATTCAATAACAACAATTTCTTTGTCTGGGAATGCTTTTACCATTGTTGCAGCAGACATCCAGCCAGCAGATCCTGCACCAACTATTACAATTTTATTTATATTTATCATTTTAGTCCAATTCTATAAAACAAATAGTTATTTATAATTTTTACTACTCCAAATATATTTTTTATAATAATCTTTTAAGTATGAATCACGCATTACCATATTTTTACTATTTTCATTAAACATTGTTGGATCTACTATACTTTTCCAACTATCTCTTTTAAAAGGAATTATTTGAACTATTGGTGTATTTTTTGGAATAATTCCTTCCCAGCCTTTTTTTAATAAAAATGGATGATTTCCAGCCTCTCCCCAGCGATCTGTATCTAATATGCCTCCTAGAGTATAAAATGGAAGATCAATGCGATTAATTGGATGAGCAAGAATTGAACTATATCCTTTTGGAGTTTTTATATTCCAAGACGGAAACCAATTAAAATCAAGACTATCATATCCTTCTATATTATCCCAAGCACAATTTTCTTCTTTTGTTCTTTTTATAACAATGTCTGGTATTCCTTGATGATTTAAAGCCCATGTAAAAAAAGCATTTCCAAGATCATCTCTATGAACTTGAACGTCACAATGTAAAACAAAAGTATAACCAGCAGTTAAAGAATCAACTACTGGCAAACATGATTTTACTGTTAAGTTATGACCATTTAAAAATTTAAAACTTTTATCTCCATTTGTATACTTAGGAATATCTTTGTACCACTGTGGAATATTATGTTTTGATGAAGGGTATGGTGGATCAATAAATTTTGGGACAGTATCGTTTACTGGATAAAAGACAATATTTTTATCTACATTTTTAAACATTTATATCACCCCAATTTAAATTATACACTATATACTATATATTAAGATAATATTTAAAATTAACTTGCTAGTTATTCTTTTCTTTATATATTTTAAGTATACACTATCGCTACCCTGGACATTTGTAATAAAACAATACAAAACGGACATATCGGATTGTAACAATTAGGTAAACTTTTATACACTGGTCGTAATATACTAAATGTCCTTTTTATACCTATTTATACTATTTATAATATAATGTTATAATTTTTATGCTGGCACCTAGATTCTACCCCCACCCCACTGCGTCTAGGTGTTCAGCCTTTTATTTAATGGTATAATCAATTATTATGTGCGCTCCTATAATAGAAAAATTTGGTGCTACACCAGCCAATATTCAATGGACAGTAGTCCGTGGAGACACAGCAACACTTCTTGTAGAATTTCTAGAAGATGATGAAGTTACAGGTTTTGATACAAGTGACTGGACATATACAGCAACAGCGTATGATCCAGTTGGAGATCTTCTAGACGACCTAGCGGTAGAGGTAAGCGGACATACAGCAACAATCACAGCGCCAGCATCAGTTACTTCAAACTGGGGTACAGCCTATAAACAAGTTGCTGCAGAGTTAAAATTTGACCTACAGGTAACTATAGAGGGTGGAAGTGGAGCAGATGCAGATATGGTCTGGACTCCAGTGCTTGGAACTATCTGCGTCCTTAGTGACATAACACCAGGACTATAATGACAGTAATTAAGGTTTCAACACCAACACCGCTCATACCGCCAGTTATTAAAATTGGTAAAAAAATATTTAAGACAAAAATAAAGTAGTTTAGGAATGGTCATGACTAAAAGCATGGACTTTCCTAAAAAGAAAAAATATTCAGAAACCGTTCAAGAAGAAAAATTAATTGAGTATATTGCTGTTCCAGGAATCCAAGGAGAAAAAGGGGATATAGGTCCACAAGGACCACAAGGTTTACAAGGACCACAAGGTGAAAGAGGAATACCAGGTAAAGATGGAAAAGATGGCAAAGTAGGTCCACAAGGTCCTAAAGGAGATCCAGGTAAGGGTTGTGGGCAATCATATGAAAGTGCTTCTGGTCAATATCAAGGATGGGCATATTATAAAAACGCAAATCAAAATAAAACAAAAATTGGTCCAGAAAGAGGAGACGATGGGTGGGTATCAATATTTTTAGATGTAGATCAAGAACAAAGTATTGAGAAATATCTTCCAAATAAATCTGTATCATTATTAAATCAAGTTGCAAAAAGAATTAATTTTAAAACATTACAACCTGGTGCAATAGTTAATGTTAGATATGATCTAGAGATAGAGACATATAATAATAATACAGAATTATGGATTAGAACATTCTCTGTAGATGATGAAAACTCAGTTACTGGGTATCTTGGAAACCTAAAATATCAATACTTATACGACCTTTCTTTTTATCAAACTATCTTTATAGAAGATAGGGCTATTAAGGTTTTTGGAGGTATACCACAAATCAGATCAGATAATGAAGGTGCTGTTATACTAAAAGGTATATATATATCAGTTTCTTAATGGTATAATTAAGCAGGAGGACTAATGGCATTTCCAGGCTCATATAATTTTAATTACTATCGTGGTGATACCGCTGAATTTGTGATACGTCCAAAAACAGCAAATGGCTCAGCATTTGATTTAACAGGGTTTACAGCAGATTTTTTTATTGCCAATACAAGAGGTCCAGCACCAACACAATCTTATGAAGCACAAGCAGTTGTTGATGGCAGTGCAGACACAGTAACATGTACAATTTTGCCAGGTGTTGGAAGAGACCTTGCTGCTGGTACATATGTATATGATGTGCAAATAGATAATGGACCAACTGAAATTTATACAATTTTAACAGGAACAATTACAGTAACAAATGATATTACTGGAGCAGATGAATCATAATGGTAGACGTATTATTAAATACAGAAGATGTTGTTGTTTTAGGGCCACCAGAAACAATTGATGTTTTAGTTGACATAGGTCCACAAGGAACTCGTGGAACAAAATTTATTGTAGGTTCTGGAGAACCAAATTCACAAACATCAAGCGGAGTTCTACTTGGTCAAACACTTATATTAAATGATATGTATATAAATGTTTCTCCTGGAGAAAACTATGGATACTTATATCAGTATGTATCTCAGCCAGGAGGAAATACTTGGATAGAAGTTTTGCATATGAATCCAGCAATATATTCTGCAGTTGAAGTAATTCCATTTACATCTGGTAATGGATCTATTACTATTCCAATCTCAAATATTGTTTCAGTTACTGGATCACCACTAACGGCATCTAATTTTAATATACAATATCAAATTGAAGGAGCAAACCCAATTGCATCTTCACTAGAAGTACCAGCACTTGTTGGAGCAGGCACAAACCTAGTAATAAACCTACATGGATCACAATACAGTGGTTCAAGTTGGTCAGCACTTACTGGAAATAAAACGGTACATATTTTTATCTCTATAGTTTGATAAAAATGGTATAATCTTAAAAGAGGTGAGACCCAATGGCTGTAGAAGATATAGGAAGTTTAGTACCAACTAAAATTCCAGCATTGATTGACGATGCTAACATTCAGGATGCTTTAAGGGCATATCATTATGGGTCATATGATTTTGATACAGCAGAAACCGATACAGCAGAATTATTAAATCCATCAATTGCTTATACTATAAATGATTTGCAAGAGCAAATAGATGATCAAGTTGCGTTGGAGTTGGCAGCAAGAAATATATCTTCAGCGCAAAACTCTGCACCCGTTGCAGCAAACTTTACGGCATTTTCTGCAACAATTCCAAATGGATATATTTGGGTGGACAAAGATGCTGCTGCTCCAGTAGGATATTTATCCGCAACATCTATTTATACAACAACACAGCCATCAACTGGTTTGGCAAATGGAGTTATATGGATAAAAAAGGGTTCAGTTCCACTAGAGATGTATGTATATAACGCAGACACTAGCACTTTTAATCAGGTGATTTGATGCCAACATCATTTAATTACGATGGAAAGCCAGGGTATATCTATAATGCAGCAGATGATACCTGGTATGAACTATCTGGCAAAACAGACACATCTGGAACTTTTGAATGGGCTGGACCACATACAAATCTATCAACTGTTACAATTATTGACCACCTTATAGGAAAGAAGGGTATAAATAATTACCTTAACCCAACAGCAAGAGATGCATCAATTACCTCTCCAGTTGCTGGATCAATCTGTGTAATAAGACAAGATGGCTCAGGAAACACTATAAACCAACTTCAGTATTATAGTGGTTCAGCATGGGTTGCTTTTATACCAAGTCAAACTGATAATGCAAGTAAATTTTTGCAAACAGATGGTATAATTACATCATGGCAGACACTGCCAGATCCATATGTAGTTAATTTTATGTTAATGGGAGGATAAAATATGGCAACAGCATACAAAGTGCTTGGGCAATCTAACCCAGCAGCAACCACAAACACGTCTTTATATACAGTTCCAGCAGCAACTTCAGCAGTTGTATCAACAATTACAGTTGCAAACTTAGGAGCATCAGCAGGAACATTTAGAGTAGCAATACGGCCAGCAGGAGAGGCAATTGCAAACAAACACTATATTGCATACGATACAACAATTGCATCGGTTGACACTTTAACGCTTACTCTTGGAATTACGCTTGCAACAACAGATGTTATAACTGTTTATGCATCAAGCGCTACAATGTCGTTCAATGCTTACGGATCAGAGATTTCATAATGACAATCAGAAGTTTAAAAAAGGGAACAATTAATAACCTTTCAGCAGATAATACAAGCGTTGCAGTTCCAACTAACCCAGTAATTACTGGCACAACTGCTGCAAGCACTGGAACAGCAATAGATGTTGCATTAACTTTTCCAACTATTGGAGCAACTGCAAATACCTATACAGTTACATCAAGCCCAGGAAGTTTGACTGCTAGTGGAAATACAAGCCCTATAACAGTAAGTGGACTTACACCAAACACGTCATATACATTTTCTGCTGCTGGCACTGGAAATGTTGGAGTTGGACCAAGTAGTCCAGCAAGTGCATCAACAACAACTAATAGTGCATATACCCTTTTAAGAACAATTACAGCATCTGAAACATATACAATTCCTGCTGGTGTTTCAAAAATTACAGTTTTTGCAACAGGAGGAGGCAGTGGCGGTTCTTCTGGAGGTAGTTCTGGAACTTCATATTCTGCAAGAGGTGGTCACAACTACACTGGTGGTGGCGGAAATGGTGCAAACAGTTCTGCAATATCTGGTTTTACAGATTATACTGTAACGCCTGGACAAACTTATGTTGTAAATATTGGAGCAGGTGGAAATGCAGGATCTTCTGGAGGAACAACTGCTTTTGGAAATTTATTAAGCGTAGTAGGCAACACAGTAAATTCAAGTGGAGTAACACCAACAACAGCAACAAATGCAACTACATTAACCAATAGATGGAATGGTGGAAATGGTCCAGGAACTGGTGGAGGTTCAGGACAACCTTCTGTAAACTCTGGTCAAAACTCATCTGGAGATGTAAATAATACACCAAATAGCGTTTCCTTTACATTAACAGGCCTTGGCGTAACTACATTAAATCAATCTAATGGCGGTGGCGGTGGCGGTGGATCTACAGACTATAATGGTACATGGCCAAGCGGCAGTGGTGGAATCAGCAATATTGGTGGCGGATCTGGTGGTGCAGGTGGAAATTCTCCTGGTTCAGCAGGTGGTGTTGGAACACTAAAAGGCACAGGCGGTGGCGGTGGCGGTGGAGCAAGATCTGGCTCTGGTGGAGCGGGTGGCGCAGGAACTGGTGGCGCAGTTTATGTTTATGGACTTCAGTAGCAGAGGAATGAAATTATGAAAACTTGGCATATAGTTGAAAACGACATTATTATTGATAGTTTAATTGCAGATCCAAAAGAACAAGTTTATACTGTTTATCCAGGCAAAGAAATTGTTGAAGATGATGGATTTATTGGAATTGGATGGATTAGAACAGGTGATTCTTGGAGAGCGCCAGAACCAATTGATGATAAAATTTGGGAATGGAATGAAGAACTAAAAAGATGGGAATTTGTCCCAAGTCCAGAAGAAGAGTCAATAGTAGAAGAATAATAAAAAAGGGGGGGGAATGTACGATAGAAAAACAATTCCTAAAATTAAAATAAAAGAAACTTTTAAAAATGATATAGACATTGTTAAACTTGGAACAAGTTATGTCTTGTATAGGCAAGGAAAACAGGAAAATTCTTTTAATATAAAAAATAATAAAGAAGCCAAAGAATTATATTCAAGTTATGATCTTGCATATGGAAAAATATTAAAAAGTGGTTTAGGTTTTGGAACATTAACTCTATGGCTTGCAAATAAGCCAGAAGTAGAGTCTATAAAAATAATAGAAATATCTCAAGATATTGTTGATATTTTTTTAGAAAACAATACTCTTCCAGATAAAGTAACAATAGAGGTTGCAGATATTGAAGACTACAAGACAGATGAAAAATATGATTGTATTTTATTAGATCATTATGAAAAATCTCCAGAGTTTTGGAAAATTAGAAGTATGAATAATATTGCAAAAAATATTCCAAATCATGATCTTTTATGGATTTGGTCCATGGAAGAACTTTACTTTATTTCTTGCTATGAGGATAGGAATTTTGCTTGGCAGAATCCTAGATTTGAAAATAATCAAGAAGATTTTTCAGAAGAATGGAAAAATTTTAAAGATAATATTGTTAAAATAAAAACACTTCCAGACTTAACAAATGAAAAGGTAAATGAATATATTTATACGTACATTAATTTTTTAAATTCAAAATACGTATATCTTAAACAAGAAAGTGTATAGTATACTTAAAGTATGGATGATAACGTTAAAATAAAATTTACAAACATGCTTGGTATTCCAGAAGAATATTATCCTAAGCCAGCATCAAAATATGTTCCAGAGTGGTATAAAGAGTTAAACTCCTACATAGATGGAGAAAAAAAACCAGATGGAAATGGAAATACAACTGCAACAATAAAAAAATGTATGCCAGTTTTTGATTCTATAAATGCTGGATATATTATTCCATCACCATGCGATGTTTGGATAGGAAGAGTTCCAGTGAATCCAGAAAATCCAAAAATAACACAACCAACATATGAATGGTCAAGTTTTGGTATTATTCAATTTCATCCAGTTGAACAAGCACCAAATCATCCAAATAACTCAGGGCATGAAATTACTTATCCTAAATGGATAAATCCATGGTCAATAAAAACACCACCAGGATATTCAACACTTTTTATAGAACCTTTACATAGAGAGTCTGTTTTTTCAATACTTCCAGGAGTTGTTGATACTGATAAATACACTGCTCCAGTAAACTTTCCATTTGTTTTAAAAAATATAGAATTCAAAGGTTTAATACCCGCTGGAACACCAATTGTGCAAGCCATACCATTTAAAAGAGATTCTTGGGAAATGGAGTTAGGAAGCGAAGAAGACATGCTTAATCAAAATAAAATTTTTTCACTTTTACGTACAAAGTTTTTTGATTCATATAAAACTTTATATAGACAAAAAAAAGAATATAAATAAAAATACCCCACCAAATTAATGATGGGGTATCTCTACTTTAATTTTTATTGCTTACATGGATATTTGCTGTACCATTCCTGATACCGCTTTCCGTTGATGGAACTCCATGAAGACCAATCTGATCCACCCTTAGTCATGTGAAGAGCGATCTGTGCATTAACCACTGGGTTAAGCAATTCAGCATTTGAATCTAGTTCAAATTTCTCTCTACGATCTGACCCTAGTTCTCCAAGCATATTAATTTGAAATACTCCATATGAACTATCTCCAGTCTTTATGTTGCCGTTAAAAGCAAGGGGACGACCATTAGACTCTGCCTTTGCAACAGCACAAGCAGACCTTAAAGCCTTTCCCTTAAATCCTACAGCCTTTAACATATCAACTAGTTGCTCATCAGTCAAGTTATGAGCATTTCCATATCTTTCAAGTTTTTTCTCTTTAGAAACCAAAAAAGCCACCTGTTGAGTGGCAGAGACGTCTAAAGACTTTTTAGTTAGTAAATTATTTTGGTTTGCAGCCTTTGCAGAGCCAGAAAAAACGGCACTACAAATAACCAAAACCAACACCCCTAGCCAAACCTTTGCTTCTCTCATTGTAAAATACCTCCTAGAGAACAAATGCTACCAATAGGTAGCATGTATTAATTATAACATGAATTTGCCAATTGAGTCAACTTTGAGCAATAAAATTAAAAATATTTTTAAATATTTATTTAGTTAGTGGTATAATGATATGATTATGGCTACATTTAGAGATCAAGCACTTAGTTCTTATTCTGTTGGATCTACCCCTCCAAATGTGGTTTGGACAGTTGTAAGAGGCGATACAGCCGCTTTTAGAGTATACGTAACCGATGATAACAAAGATCCATTAATAATTGCAGACTGGACAATTGATATGGAGATTAAACGCCCAAACACAAAGCCTGGTGATTTTACAGATGATGCAGAGTTAATTACCACTTTAGCACCAGCCCCAGCAACTGGCGATGGTAGTGGTGAGTTTACAGTTTCATTAACATCTGGGCAGTCAACAATATTAGAAACTGGCGATATATTTGATATTGAATTAAGCGATGAAAGTCGTGTTTGGACGGTAGCCAGAGGAACAATGAATATTATTGAAGATGTAACCAACAGTGAGTCATAATGGCTTCAGTTGCAATAATAAATGGTTCTAGCAATAAAGTAAGATCAGTATCAACAATAGATTATCCAAAAACAAAGGTTTTACATTCTGTAAGACTAACCAAGATAAATGAAGTTCTTCCATTTAGAATAAAACTTACAAACATTGGAATACCAAGTGCATACTCCAATGTTCCTGGAATTGGACTTCAAGTTATTGGAATCAGTAACTATATACTTTAAAATAATGATATAATAAGACCATGGCAAAGATATCAACCACTAACGTAAAAGCCTTATTTCAAACAGGCGATAGACCATCGCAAGAAAATTATGAAGACTTAATTGATAGTACTTCTGCTAGGTCTACCGATCTTGGATCAGATGGAAATAATGAATCAACAATTAATGGAATTGAAAATTCAACGGTTTTTGATAACTTTCTAGCAAGTGAGTGGAGATCAATGAAATATATGGTTTCCATTAAATATGTAGCAGGTGGTGCAAACAAGTACTCCTCTACAGAAATTAGTATTCTGATTGACGGTACAGGTGTATCTGTTAGTCAGTATGGAATAGTTGAAAACGATGGGAATATTGGCACCATCTCTGTTTCAAGGGCTGGAGATACAGTTTCACTAACTGTTGTTCCAGTAGGGGGAATCACACCTATAACTCTACGCTACATGCGTATGGGGTTAAAGGCCTAACCAAGGAGATATAAGATGGCAACAGTAACAAAAGACTTTAGAGTCAAATCGGGATTAGTTGTTGAAGGATCAACAGCAACCGTTGCAGGAAAGAACGTAATCACAGCAGGCGTTGTAGACGCTAAAGGTGATTTAATTGTAGGTAGCGCAGATGATGCAGTTACTCGTTTAGCAGCAGGAACAAATGGATATATTCTTACTGCAAACTCAAGCGCAACAAATGGCATTGAATGGGCTGCCCCACAAGCAGTTGGTGTATTTGGAGAAAGCATTGTATTTGAAGGTGCAACAGCCGATGCATACGAAACAACTCTTGCAGTAACTGACCCAACAGCAGATCGCACAATAACACTTCCAAACGCAACTGGTACAGTAGCACTTACTTCAGATATTCCTTCATCAACAGATGGATTATCAGAAGGTTCAACAAATAAATATTTTACAGATGAAAGAGCACAGGATGCAATTGGAAATTCAGTTGGAACTGGTCTTTCATATAACGATACAACAGGTGCAATTTCTGTAACTGCAAACACATATGATGCATATGGTGCAGCATCTTCAGCACAATCTGCAGCAGAATCAACTGCTTCAGGATATGTATCAACACACGCAGGTCTTACAGAAACACACGGTGCAACAGGTGCTGTAGTTGGAACAACAAATACTCAAACACTTACAAATAAGACACTTACAAGCCCAGTAGTAACTGGTCTTACACTTAATGACTCAAGCGTTGTTTTTGAAGGTTCATCTGCAGATGCTAATGAGACAACTCTTACAGTAACAAATCCTACTGCTGATCGTACAATTACTTTGCCAGACGCTACAGGTACTGTTGCTCTTACAAATAATAAGTTGGATGTTTTTGCAGCAACATCTTCAGCAGAACTTCGCACAGTAATCTCTGATGAGACTGGTACTGGCGGACTTGTTTTTGCTGATACCCCAACACTTGTAACACCAAACATTGGTGCTGCAACTGGTACATCTTTGGTTCTTTCAGGGGACCTAACAGTTAACGGTACAACAACTACAATTAACTCAACAGAAATCACAGTTGATGACAAGAACCTTACACTTGGTTCAGTAGCAACTCCAACAGATGCAGGCGCAGATGGTGGTGGTCTTACACTTAAGGGTACTACAGACAAGACATTTTCATGGATAGATGCAACTGATTCATGGACATCTTCTGAGCACTTAGATCTTGCTTCTGGTAAGGTATTAAAAGTTAATGGAACACAAGTTCTATCAGCAACACAATACACAGGAAATGCTGCAACAGTAACAAATGGTGTTTATACAACAAGTAAGATTTCAGCACTTGCTGCAACATCATCTTCAGAACTAGCAGGAGTCATATCTGATGAAACAGGAACTGGTGCTCTAGTATTTGCTAATACACCAACTCTTGTTACTCCAAATATTGGAGCAGCAACAGGTTCAAGCCTTGAACTTAGTGGATCTATTACACTTGCAGATGCATTACTTGGAACTGCTACAGCAACAGCATCAACTTCAGCAACAACAATTGATACATGGGCAGTAGCAACATACTCAAGCGCTAAATATATCGTACAAATGAAAAAAGGTGGGGATATTGAAGTAATTGAGTTACTTGTTACAGTTGATGGAGCAAACAACGTTTACTTAACAGAATATGCAGATGTAATCAGCAATGCTGAACTAGGAACAACTAACGCTGTTTACAGCGGTGGAAATGTTCTTCTTCAAGTAACTGGTGCATCAGCAGATACCGCTGTTAAAGTACACAAAATTTATATTGAAGCATAATTAGAATAGAGGTCGGAAGTGGCAACTACTAACAGAGATTTTAAAGTAAAGCATGGGCTAGATGTAACCCAAGGCGGTACTTTTGGAGGAACTGTTACAGTTGCCACTCCTACTCAAGACACACATGCAACAACAAAATTATATGTAGATACTTCATTAAGTAATTTCAAGTTTTCTACATCATCTAGTGCTCCAGCATCTCCTGTTGCAGGACAATCATATGTAGATTCAGACACAGGCAGATTAAATATTTATATAAATTCAGCGTGGGTTGAATTTGCAACATTAACAGATTCATATGACATAAAACAACATATCCATGATACAGCAATTGATGGAACTGGAATAGTTGTTAGTGTTTATCAAGATGGTGGATTTTATGATACACAGTTTACATCAGATCAGGACGCAGGCTACTATGATTTCAATTCATGGGCTATGACCTGGAATGGTGGAGTAGCAATAGATAATTTTAACTAATTACCTGATATAATGTTATTAAAACCTAAGAGGAGACTATAAATGGCAACAAGAATGCAACAGCGTAGAGGTACTGCTAGTCAGTGGATATCTACTAACTCTGGCAGTGGCCCAATTCTTAGTGCTGGTGAAATTGGTTTTGAGTCAGACACTAATAAATTTAAGATTGGTGATGGTACAAATCACTGGATAGACCTTGACTACTTTATTGATGCTAATTCTACAGTTAATCCTTCTTTTGGTACAAGCATTGTTTTTGAAGGCGCTACCGCAGACTCTTATGAAACTACACTTCAGGTAACAGATCCAACTGCAGACAGAACAATCACCCTTCCAAATGCTACTGGTACAATTGCTTTAACATCTGATATTGCAGAACTATCACAAGATGCAATTAATGATGCATTAACTGCAGGAACTGGTATAACAAAAACTTATAATGATGCAGCAAATACATTAACTTTAGCAGTAGATACAACAGCAATTCAGGCTCGTGTTACAGATGTTTCAGATACTGAAATTGGATACCTAAATGGTGTAACTTCATCAATTCAAACACAAATTGATACCAAACTTGCTTCTTCAACAGCATCTACAACTTACGCACCACTTGCATCCCCTACATTTACAGGTACAGTAAATGCAGCAGATCTAACACTTTCTGGAAATTTAACAGTAAATGGAACAACAACAACAGTTAATAGTAATGCAATTAATGTTAATAATCAAATAATTTTTGAAGGCACTACTGCTGATGCATTTGAAACTACACTTACTGTAGTTGATCCAACTGCAGATAGAACAATTACATTCCCTGATACAACTGGAACAGTAGCACTAACATCAGATGTTACAACACATGGAAATCTTACAGAGGCCCATGGAGCAACAGGTGCAGTTGTAGGAACTACAAACACACAAACCCTTACAAATAAAACTTTAACGTCTCCAGTAATTAATACACCAACTGGAATTACAAAATCTGATGTTGGTTTAGCAAATGTTGATAATACAACTGATGCCAACAAGCCAGTATCTACTGCAACACAAACTGCCCTTGACCTTAAGGCTCCTCTTGCTTCCCCAACATTTACAGGTACTGTAACACTACCATCAGGAACTGTTACATCTACAATGATTCTAGATGGAACTATTGCTACAGCAGATATTGCAGATTCAGCAATTACTTCTGCTAAGATTGCTAATGGAACTATCTTGAATGAAGACATTAATGCATCAGCAGCAATTGCTTTATCTAAGTTAGCAACAGACCCACTTGCTCGTGCAAACCACACAGGCTCACAAACAGCCTCAACAATTTCAGATTTTACAGAAGCAGCACAAGATGCAGTTGGAGGAATGTTAGGCACTGGATTAACATATAATGACGCTACCAATACAATTACAGTAGACACAACAAATATTCAACTAAGAGTAACTGGAGTTTCAGATACTGAAATTGGATATTTAGATGGAGTAACATCTGCAATTCAGACTCAGATAGATGCTAAAGCACCAACAGCATCACCTACGTTTACTGGCACAGTTTCAGGTGTTACTAAATCTATGGTTGGCCTTGGATCAGTAGATAATACTGCAGATTCAGCAAAACCTATTTCAACTGCTACACAGACAGCACTAGATGCTAAACTTGCTTCAGCAACTGCTGCAACAACTTATGCTCCAATTGCCTCACCAACATTTACTGGTACGGTTTCAGCAGCAGCACTTACACTTTCTGGAGATTTGACAGTAAATGGAACTACAACAACAATTAACTCAACTACTCTTTCAGTAGATGATAAGAATGTTGTACTTGGAGACATTGAATCACCAACAGACGTAACAGCAGATGGTGGCGGTATAACATTAAAGGGTGCAACTGATAAAACTCTTAATTGGGTAGATGCTACAGATGCTTGGACTTCATCAGAAAATATGAATCTTCTAACTGGCAAAGTTTATGAGATTAATGGAACAACAGTACTTTCAGGATCAACCCTTGGTTCTGGAGTTACAGGATCTTCACTTACATCTTTAGGAACAATTACTTCTGGTACATGGACTGGTACAACTATTGCAATTGCAAATGGTGGTACTGGAGCAACTACTGCCTCAACAGCAGCAGCAGCACTTCTTCCAGCACAAGCAACTAACTCAGGAAAATATCTTACAACAGATGGATCTGGAACTCTTTCTTGGGGTACAGTTTCAGGATATTCAGCACCAACACTTGGTTCAACATCAATAGAATCTGGATCAACAGTTACAAATATTGCTGGATTAACTATTAACTCAACTACTATTCCTACAAGCAAAACTTTAACTGTAACAACAGATAAACTTTCAGTATTTGCAGCAACTTCTTCTTCAGAACTTGCAGGAGTTATATCTGATGAAACTGGTACTGGATCATTAGTGTTTGCAACTTCTCCTACACTATCTCTTCCAGTAATTGATAACTTTAAATTAGGATATACAACCACAGCAACTGCTGCTGGTACAACTACTCTTACTAACTCTAGCAACAATCAACAACTCTTTACTGGTACAACTACTCAAACAGTAGTAATGCCAGTTGCCAGTACAATGACACTTGGAACTAGATATATTATTGAAAATAATAGCACAGGTCTAGTAACAGTCCAGTCTTCTGGTCTTAATACAATTGCTACTATTCCTTCTGGAACAAGTATCAAGGTTACTTCAATACTTTCTTCTGGAACAACTGCTGCTTCTTGGGATGCAGAATATGTTGGATTTAATGCCATAACTGGTACTGGATCTAATGTTCTTGCAACAAGCCCAACAATTTCTGGTCTTACACTTACTGGAACACTTACTGCAAATTCTTCAGTAGGAACATCTGGTCAAGTTTTGCAATCAACTGGAACTGGTGTTCAATGGGCAACTGCTGCATCAGGTGGAGCAGCATTTAGCGAGTTCATGCTAATTGGTGCATAAATAACTTTTATAAAACAAAAGTACTTAACATCAACTATACATTTATAGTTGGTGTTTTGTGCTTATTATGACTTTTTTTATTTAAAAATTTTGTGCTACAATAAGACAGTACTTTGCAAAACATAAAGTACTTCATTATTTTTATTTGAGAGGTTGTTAAATTCTATGTCTGACAGTGTTTTTTCTTTTCGTTTATCAGAAGATTTTGTAACAAAATATTCAGGAGTTCCTGCCCCATTTGGTTTTTCTGATGCAGGATCTAACTCTTTGGGAGAGATTACGTTTATTCGCACATATTCTCGTATAAAAGAAAATGGAACAAAAGAACGCTGGCACGAAGTTTGTCGTCGTGTAATTGAAGGTATGTATTCAGTACAAAAAAATCATGCTAAAGATAATCGTCTACCATGGAATGATAATAAGGCTCAAAAGTCTGCACAAGAAGCCTTTCAAAGAATGTTTGAACTAAAGTGGACTCCACCAGGTCGTGGTCTTTGGGCATTTGGTACACCCATGACTATGGAAAAGCGCAATTCAGCATCCCTTCAAAATTGTGCAATGGTATCTACTCGTGACATTGATCGTAATGATCCAGGTGCTTTATTTGCATGGGTAATGGATGCATTAATGTTGGGTATTGGTGTTGGGTTTGATACCGTTGGAAATGATAAAAATTTACCTATTTATGCACCTACTGAGCCATCAATTACTTATGAAATTCCAGATACTCGTGAAGGATGGGTTGAATCTGTTAGATATCTTCTAAACTCATTTTTACGTCAAAATCAATCTATTCAAGAGTTTGACTATAGTTTAATCAGACCTCTAGGTGCCCCAATTAAGGGGTTTGGAGGTGTTGCAAGCGGTCCACAGCCACTTATGGATCTCCATATACGAATTCGTAATGTCATTGGTTCTAGAGCAGGAGAAACACTTGACTCTCGTGCAATTGTAGATATTGTTAATCTTATTGGCACATGTGTTGTTTCTGGAAATGTTCGTCGTTCTGCCACTCTTGCTCTTGGAGCACCAGGTGATGAAACATTTATTAACTTAAAAAATCCAGAAGTATTTCCAGAACGTAACTCATACGATCCAGAAAAACCAGGTTGGGCATGGATGTCTAACAACTCTATTTCTGCTGAGGTTGGAACTAAGTATGAAGATTATGTAGATTTAATTGCAGATAACGGAGAGCCAGGATTTATCTGGTTAGATGTTGCTCGTAGTTATGGTCGTCTTGCAGATGCTCCAGATTACAAAGACTCACGCATTATGGGATTTAATCCTTGTGCAGAACAACCATTAGAATCATACGAATTATGTACGTTAGTTGAAGTACACCTTAACCGTCATGAATCAAAAGAAGATTTTTTAAAGACATTAAAGTTTGCATATCTATATGGAAAGACTGTAACTTTAATGCCAACACACTGGCAACAGACAAATGGAATTATGCAACGCAATCGTCGTATTGGAACATCTCTTACAGGCATTGCAGCATTTGCAGATGAACATGGTCTTCCAGTTATTCGTGAATGGATGGACGAAGGATATAATACAATTCGTAAATATGATCATTCATATTCAGAATGGCTTTGTGTTCGTGAATCAGTTCGTGTAACTACTGTTAAGCCATCAGGTTCTGTGTCACTTCTTTCTGGTGCAACTCCTGGAGTTCACTGGGGACCTGGAGGAGAGTTTTATCTTCGTGCTATTCGTTTTGGCAATACAGATCCAATGCTTCATTTATTTAAAGCAGCAGGGTATAAAATTGAAGATGACCTAGTATCAGCAAATACATCAGTAGTTTATTTCCCAGTTGCATCAGGACATAAGCGTTCTGAAAAACAAGTAAGTCTATTTGAAAAAATTGGTTTGGCAGCAACTGCTCAGAAGTACTGGTCAGATAATGGTGTTTCCGTAACATTATCATTTGACAAGGAAGAGGAAACAAAGTTTGTTGCTCCAGCACTTAATATGTATGAAGGTCAGTTAAAGGCAGTATCATTTCTTCCAATGGGAAATAAAACATATCCTCAACAGCCATATACAGAGATCACAAGAGAAGAATATAACGCCTATGTTGGAACAATTGGTAAGATTGACTGGTCTGCAATATACGATGGTAAAGATAATTTAGACGCAGAATCTGAAAAGTATTGCTCTACAGATGCTTGTGAGATTAAACTTTATTAATCCTTACCCTGCTATAATAGGGGAATAGGAGAAAAATGTCTAATCCATCAAATTTATATGCAGAAAAGATATATTCAGAACACCCAGTTGTTCTATGGGCATTAGACGATAAAGTTGACTATAAAAGTTTAATAACTGAAGAACAAAGAAATATTGGTTTGTTGTGGAACGGCACCAATGGAGGAAGTACTCCAATGGCAACACCAGCCGATGCACCATTTCAAAACAGTTATACTACATTAATCTATGGCGATGTGCCAATTGGTCCATCTTCAGAAATTTCTCTTTGGAGTCCAGACTTAATAAACTTCCAAGACTTAAAACAAGAACTTGGAACTTTTTGCGTTGGAACATATTTTTATTCTAATAGTATATTTTTACAAACAGTTTCTATTGGCTATGAATATACAGATCCAGATACATCTGAAGTTGTTCAAAATTTAAAAACTTTTACTAACTCTTTATATCAAAACTGGGGATTTATTTCTGAAACTTTTGAGATACCTAATATTAATGCACAATTAAGAATACTTATAAAAATAAAAATTATTGAAGGATCTAATGGAATAGAAGATAATGAGTTTTATTTTAATGGAATAACTATAGGGCAACTAAATGAAGAGTTTAATACATCTTCTTTAGGAATTATGCCAATAACAGTTCCAGGGTCTGTAAGTTTATATGGTGGTTCAAGTGCAGTAGAAGCACAAGCATATGGCATAGCAGAAGATACTGCTTATTACATTGCTAATAATGGACTTAAGTGTAAAAATTCTGGCATTCCATTAGTTTATGGGGCTAGTGGAGTAACTAAGTTGGAGCCAAATCAAGGGGCATCATTAATAATTCCAGGTAAAGGATTCTTAAATAAAAAAGGACAGTATAACGACTACACGATAGAGTTTTGGGCAAGAATAAATGCAAATACATCAATGCCATTAAAAATTTTTGGACCTATATCTTCTGATGATGGTTTATATATTGAATCTGGATTTTTAACATTAGTTATTGGAGATCAATTTGCATCTCATTTTGTTGGTGAATGGTTTAGGCCAATGCTTATCCATATTCGTTTAATTAGAAATTCAGCCTCACTATTAGTAAATGGCGAAGAAGTTTTTTCTTTATCACTAAATACTGCTAATCTAAATTTACCAGACGAACTTGATGCTTTTGGAGACAATCAAGACTGGTTAGGTTTTTATGCTTATGCAAATATCTATCCATTTGAACTTGACTGTGTAGCCATTTATTCTTATCATGTTCCAGTGACCGTAGCAAAACGTAGGTGGGTATATGGACAAGGTGTTATTTCTCCAGAAGGAATCAACTCTGCATATAGTGGAACAACAGCATTTATAGACTATCCTTTTGCAAACTATACAGCAAATTATAACTATCCAGATTTTGCAAAATGGGATCAAGGAAGTTTTGATAATCTATCAACTACTCAAACAAGTTTAAGAACTCCAGAATACTCATTACCAGAAATATTTATTGGAACAAAAACATTAAAAGAACTGTATGATGATAATCAACTAATACAAGATAACGAGTCTGGACCAGTTATTGATAATAAATTTTTATCATTTAGACCAAACAACACTTGGAATTCAGTAGATTCATATATTAATTTCCCAAGACTCAATATACTGTCTAGCCAGGTTGAAAGTTTTTATGCTGTATTTAGTTCACATAATTTATCATCAGAAGAAATTTTAGTAAAAATATATAATCCACTAAATAGTGATTACTTTACAATAGTTAAAGATGCTGATGAAATTAAATATTCACTTACTTATAACGGAACTTCTGAACTTCTATTTACATCTGATCCAATTTCATCAAATACTCTTTTTTCTATAGGTTTTAATATAAAAACGTTAATTGATAATTTTGGAAATAATGTTCCTGCATTTTTTGGAAATCAAAATATTCTAAAAATGTATGTTGCTGGAGATGAGTCTGGAGACTATAGTTTTACAGGAAGGTTATATTCTTTTGGTTTATCAACAGCACTAAACTCTTCTAAAATTTTAAATAATTTTAACTCAAGTGGAATAGTATTAATTGATAATGGTCAAGAATTAATTGATCACACAGCAAGTTATACACTGCTTCCATCAGAAGCATATCAAAAATATTTTCTTGACATAGGTGTATCTGGATATTGGCAAGACTACTTGCCACTTTCATATTTTGGGCAGTTTGTAGAAAATGCTCAGGGAGAAAAGTTTTACGACCTAGACTTTTTGCAATTTAATCTAGGATATCCAACTACGTCAGAATTGTTGGAAGATTCTGGATCTATGCAAATGTATTATGATACAACTGGCGCACAAATAAAAAGTTATGTTACATTTCAATATCTTATTAATGGAGCAAATATACCAACTGATTTTGTAAATCAAGAAACACCAAATGAATATAAAATTATTGATGTGTCTAATTACGAAAATTGGGAAACAACAAGGTTTGAGGTATTAAATAATAGTTTAATTTATCCAATTAAAACTGTAGATTTTAATGAACTTGCCATTGTCTATAGCCTTGAGTTTAATAGTCGTGGAATACTAACAAAACCAATTTTATTAAATAGACTACAATTAGCATCTCAAGCATTAAACGATAATTCTTTAAATACAATTGGAACAAGATTTGGAGTAGATCTAGTTCCATATAAGAAAAATGGAATATATTATAGTTATAAATCTAAAAATCCATTTAGCATTTATAAAGAAAGTACACCATATTTATATTTAACTAAAAACTCTGGAATAGAGATTCGTGGAGAATTAAATATATTAGAAAACCGTGGTTTATCTTTACCAATCAATAAAGAACTATCAACATCTTATAGAGTAAGTGCTATGCAATTATGGACTAAATACGATCAAGACACTTTTCCACAAATACCAACAGAACTATTTGAAATTAACCATAAAAATGGGTCAATAAAATTTTATTTACAGGCTAATAGTTCTATAGGAGATAGAGGAAAAATATTTGCATTAAATGAAAATGGACTTGAGTATAATGGTCTTTCATTTTATTTAAATGGAAACCTAGTAAGAGAACCAGTATTATCTATAAAAGAATGGTCAACTATTGGTATTTCATTTTTAACTCCACTAAACTTTGATTCATATCTTGGTAGTATTAATATTACTGGTCCAGCCATTTTTAATAATATTGCTTACTATCAAGCAAGTAGTTTACAGGAAGTTGAAAGTAGAACAATCAGACCTTGGTTTAAGGTTTTGACAGACGGAGTAACGGTCTTTGACTGGCAGTTTTGGTTTAATAACTTTACCTGGGATGGGATGCTTGTTATTGGATCATCTCAGTTTTATGGGATTAATCCAACAGACATATATAAAACATATATTGGAACAAACAAGATTATTGTTGATGATGGAGAAGGGTTAGCGTATCAGCCTGAAAAATTAAAGGTATATACAGAGATAGAGTGGTCAACCACTGTCTCTACACCAGTATAATCTGCTATACTTATGGCTATGGAATCGCTAATAAACCCAAAAACTGGTAAACCGTATGTTAAAAATGTTCGTCGTAAGGTTATTGAAAAGCACTATGACTGGGGTCTTTATGTTTACAAGAAGTCAAACGGCAAGTGGTTTACAGATGATGAAGGCTCAATTTTAAACATCCCTGCTGAACGTGGAGATCTTTCAAAGATTTCTGAACTTAGAAGCGCAGCAATATTGCATGGTGATGATGGAGAAGGTAAAGCGGTTTTTGTTCCAGGGCTACATAGAATTAGTGAAGAAGAATATTCAGAACAAAAAGAAAGACTAAAGGCTGGATTAATTCCTTCAATGAATGACCTTGGTGCCTGGCATGCAGCGCAACAAACACTAGACAAACATGGAAGAGATTCATACGAAAATGGCTGATCAAGAATACGTACGTGCAGGGTTAAACACGCAAGAGCGTGATGAAAATATTTTTAAATCACAAGATCCATTTAACAAATCTTGGGAAAATTTAAAAGACTATGCTGGTCTTGATCAAAACTTCCGTCGCAGAACAACTCGCAACATGTCAAAGTATGTTAACCCAGAAGGTAATGAAGCATATTTAAATGCTGCAAATGTAACCCCATCAGGAGTTGATTCTGGATCAAAACAGATTAATCCTGGAACTGTATATCGCAATGGATATGGTCTATTTGATGTAATTACTCCACCATATAATATGTATGAGTTGGCTAACTTCTATGACACATCTTTTGCTAACCATGCTGCAATTGATGCCAAGGTAGAAAATGTTGTTGGTCTTGGATATCGCTTTGATGTTACAGATAGAACTATGCTGCGTTTTGAAAACAACGATGACCAAGCAGCAGTTGATCGTGCACGTCGTCGCATTGAAAGAATGAAAATTGAACTACGTGACTGGCTAGAAAATCTTAATGATGACGATAGTTTTACAAAAACAATGGAAAAGGTTTACACAGATCTTCAGGCTACTGGCAATGGATTTATTGAAGTAGGAAGAACTGTAACTGGAGAAATTGGATATGTTGGTCATATTCCAGCAACTACTGTTCGTGTTCGTCGTCTTCGTGATGGATTTGTTCAAATTATTGGACAAAAAGTTGTTTACTTTAGAAACTTTGCTGCAAAGAACCCAAATCCAATGGGAACAGATCCACGTCCAAACGAGATTATTCATCTTAAAGAATATTCTCCATTAAATACATTTTATGGAATTCCAGACATTATTGCAGCAATGCCATCTCTAGTTGGAGATCAACTTGCATCTCAGTATAATATTGATTACTTTGAAAACAAGGCTGTTCCAAGATATGTTGTAACACTTAAAGGGGCAAAACTTTCAGGGGATGCAGAAGATAAAATGTTTAGATTCCTGCAGACTGGACTAAAGGCTCAGTCACACAGAACTCTATACATACCACTTCCAGGCGATACTGATACCAACAAAGTTGAGTTTAAAATGGAGCCAATTGAAAATGGTATTCAGGATGGTTCATTTAAAGAGTATCGCAAGCAAAACCGTGATGATATTTTAATTGCTCATCAAGTTCCAATGTCTAAACTTGGTGGCGCAGATTCTGGAGGTGTTGCAGCAGCACTGTCACAAGATCGTACATTTAAAGAACAGGTATCTCGTCCAGCACAGAGACACCTTGAGAAAATTGTCAACAAAATTATTAAAGAAAAGACAGATATTCTTGAACTCAAGTTTAACGAATTAACCTTAACTGACGAAATTGCACAATCTCAGATTCTTGAAAGATATGTAAAGACACAGGTTATGACTCCAAATGAGGCTCGTGAAAAGTTAGATTTGCCACAAAGAGCAGATGGCGATGAGCCATTTATTATGTCTCCAAGACAAGCAACTGACGCTAGAGCAAATTTAGCGGGTACACGTCAAAGAGATGCACAACGAACAAATAACAATTCTGATTCAACAACTACAGTGTCTGGACGTAATCCACAAGGTGAAGGTAGAGCGTCTCAATAGTTGAGAAAAACTTATAAACAAATGCTATAATAGAAGCGTTATGTTAACAAACAAGGCTCATTGGGTAACTGAAGGTGACAATGTTCGTCTCTCAATGCCCATTGGAAAAATAGACGTTGAACGCCGTATGGTGTCAGGATTTGCAACGCTTGATAACGTTGATAAGCAGGGCGATATTGTAACAACAGAATCCAGCGTTGAAGCATTTAAAAACTTCCGTGGAAACCTTCGTGAAATGCACCAACCATCAGCCGTTGGAAAAATTGTTTCATTTAAAGAAGATAAATATTTTGATCCAAACGATAAGAAGTTTTACAGCGGAGTCTATGTATCTGCATACGTTTCAAAGGGTGCACAAGATGCATGGGAAAAGGTTCTGGATGGAACCTATACTGGTTTTTCAATCGGTGGAAATATTAAGACATGGGACGATGCCTATGATGAAAAAATAGATAAATCAATCCGTGTAATTAAGAATTATGAACTACATGAACTTTCTTTGGTAGATAATCCAGCAAACCAATTTGCCAACATTGTATCTATTGAAAAAGTAAATGGACAAAATGTTGTTAGTGGATATTTATCAAAAGCAGAAGTTGAAAATGTATTTTGGGATTCAGAAAGCGGTATTGTAATGGTATCAGATGCTGAATCAGCAGTAAGCCCAACCAATGGTAATAAGATGCAGAACATAGGTTTTGTAGAAAAAAATGATAAAGAAAATACAGAAATGATAAAATTCTTAGTTGATAGTGCTAAAGGCATTAGTACAATTAAGATTACTAAGGAGGTAAATCCCATGACAGAATCAACAGAAGCAGCCGTAGACGCTGTAGTTGAAAATGCAGAGGTTGCTCCAGAGGCACAACCAGCAGAAGTTGTAGAGACTCCTGCAGTTGCTGAAGAAGTTGCAGTTGCTATTGAAGCACCTGCAGCAGAAGCAGTTGACGGCGGTGCAGATTCTCCTGTTGCTGAAGAAGCAGCAGTAGAAGTAGAGAAAGCAGAAGAAGCAGTGGTTGACGCCGTTTCAGAAGTTAAAGAAGAAGTTGCTAAAGCAGTTTCAGAAATTAATGCTTCTCTTACTAATGCCTTTGGCGATCTTGCTGCAACTATTAAGTCTCTTAATGAGCAGGTAGCAGCAGTAACAAAGTCTCTTGATACAGTAACATCTGATGTTAATGGCATTAAGAGTAACTTTAACGAGTTTGGCAAGCGAGTAGATCTTGTAGAACAAGACACCGCTTTCCGCAAGTCTGGCGATCTAGGCGAGATCGTACAGGAATCACCACAAGTGGTTCAAAAAT